TATTATAATCATACCCTCCTTTACCATGGAATACTATACTATGGATCTGTCTAAATAAAAGTATTCTATATTCTGGGGCTATTTCAGGCGTCAGGCCAAAAAAAGTTAAGTCCAATAGGGACTGTAACTACCTCCCCTCCTTCAAGCGATACAGACATATCAATATCAGGACCTAAGTCACTTATATATTGTCTAAATGCTCTAGCATCCCTAGCTAAAAAATAATTATCAACAAATTCTCTAATATCTTTAGAATCATCTTTTCCATCTACTGAAAGTATAACATGTTTTAATCTAGTAGTTAGTTCTGAAGAGGAATTAGGGTGGATTTTTTTAAGGCCAGCTAATTCACGTTCAATTTTCTTTTCATCATGACCATTTAAAAATTTAAATTCTAAAACAGTCCCGGTATTTTCTAATTTATAAATAAATCTGTTTTCCCCATTTTCAAATAAACTTTCATCTATAGGTTTATTTTCAAGTTCACTTAAATCTATTTTTTCTTCTTTACCCGCAATTGTTACAACATAATCCTTACCATATCCCAAGATACGTGCTGCTACAAATAATGCATTTTTATCACCCACAAATAAATCTTTAGTATCTATATCTTTATTAACTATTAGTGATTCTAATAATTTATCTAATACTGTACCATTTTGAATATATTTTTGGTTTGTTAGAATATCCTCTTCTTTAGCAGTCATATATCTTAATTCAACTTTACCACTTGATAAGGGAGAGTCTTTAGGATATAATAATCCTTTAGATGGTAATTCTACTTCTTCGGTTGGGAATTTAAATTCGGCCATAATCTTTATTTAATTAAAACTTTTTTATCGTTAATAAATACTAAAAAGGAAAGTTCTTAAAACGGGTTAGTAATTATTTATTTATTTTATTTTCAAATTTATCAAATCTTGAATCTATTTGCCTATAAATTTCATCAATTTGATTTTGGTAATCTAATCGTAAATCATTAATATTATTATTAAAATCTTTACCGATTTCATCCATAGCTAAATAAGCATTATCTACAGATTGGTTAACATCTCTAACTTTGGTTTTCACCTTAAACACTCCTATCGAAGCATACCCTACTAAGAATACACCTACTGTGGATAGGACACCTAAAACAAATTCTAAATTTTCCATATCTTATTATTTTTAAATGTCAAAGAACTATTCCTTTTAGTATTGACGTTCAATATAAAAAAAAGCTTGACCGAAGCCAAGCAATTTTTTGAGGTATGAGGGTTGGGTAAATTTTTAGAAATTCAATACACAGTAATCTGGTTGAACTGTCATTGTAAGTTCTTGAGCAGCGTTTTCAGTATCCCAATTGAAATCTCCAAATGAAGCTTCTGTAATTAAAGCACCTTTTATAATCCATTCTGATACAATATCCCCTACAGGTCCTAATACATTTACAGTTAAGTCTTTCTTGTAGAAATCACTATAACCATCACGACCAGTTACTGATTCGTGGTGTAAACGTACCCATTCCATTACTGCTTGAGCACCAGAAGGAGTAATAGGATCAAATAATGTGAATTGGATAGTACCCCAAGTTGTTTTACCTTTTACAAAACGTTGAACGTTAATATGATTTAAAGGTACTGTTCCTTGTGATACAGTTACGGCTCCGACACCCTTCATAATGTACGAAGGAAATCCATCAATATAAAGAATAAATCTATTCTTTTGTTTTGGCTCAAATGCCGTGTAAAATATTTCGTTAGGATCTAATACTGCCATTTTATATTTTTATTTTATTATAAATATTCTATTTTTGTGTTTTTATTCAGGAAATACTGCTCCTGTTGGTAATACATTAAAATCTAGCATAATAAATTCTGCTGTTCTAGTTGGTTGTAAATAAATTTGTCCTACTAGTTGATTTCTATCAATTACATCTGGAGTATTATTAGTATCATCCATTACTACTTTAAACGCGTACAATCCTTGTCTTTGTTGTACTGATTCTAAGTACGGATTAACTTGACCTAAGAATATATTTCTTGTAGCAATTGTATTTTGTTCAAATACTAAATTATCAGCTACTTGAGAAATAAAGCTCTTAAGTTGAATTAATAATCTACGCACATTTACACGATCTAATGCACTAGCTCTTTTCTGTAGTGTTTTCTGACCAAATACAACAACTCCAGTTCCTGGGAATGTAGCAATTGGGTTAATATTAGCTTCGTATAATGAATCTCTATTTGTAGTAGTTAATTTTCTTTCTGCTTTTGTTACATTTCCAAGAGCTCCTCTTGTTAATCCCGCAGGTGCAAACCATGCGTCACTTGAAGCGTCTGTAAATGCATATACTCCAGGAATCATAGTTGAAGCAGGTACCCAAACAACTTGTCCTGTATTTGGATCAATTGTTTGTAACCATGGCCAATAAGTAGCAGCATATGAACTATCAAATGACGTAGCATTATCAATCATAGTACCTATATTAGTTCCATATCCATCTAAATCAATAACAGCTATACAATCTTGACGGGCATCTGCTGTACTGACTAATAGAGTAGTTGCAGTAGCATGATCTGAATGGTTTAATCCTGGGGCTGTTAGTAAATTAAATTTATAATCATCCTTATTATTTAATAATTGGATAGAGGATGTATAATCTAATTGTCCTAAACCTTGGATATTACTATCAATTTGATCGTAAAATTTAGCGTTAGAACCAAATAATTTACCTTCAGCACCAGTAAATGATCCTGAGGAAATTAAAGGTAAACTTGAAGTAAATTCAGATTTTGCATTCCCCGCATTGTCAAAATAGTCTGGGGTTTTATAATTTACAGTAGATACTCTTACATATTTACTTTTATTATTATATTCGCCTTGGGAACGTACATATGAATCTAAACCATCTACTTCTACTGAATAGCTTGTATTACCAATTACTTTTTCTATATAATTTGGGGATTTTGGATCTAACGATAAGTTAGTCCAAGATTCTAAAATTGATTTGTTTCTATGGCTGTCATTACCTCTACGTACTAATAAACTAAATGTTCCTGATCCTGTATTGCTAGAAACAATTTCCCATCTTACATTATCACTTGACCCATTAGCTAAGGCTCCATTTCCTACTTCTGAACCTGAATTATTCATGATTTCACCTTCAGATAGGGTAGTTAATTGAAAAGGAATTCCATTAATAACATCTCCAGCTCCTAATGCCGCGTATCTTAATCCCGACGAATTTCCTACTGAGGCTCCATTTACTGATAATTCTTCGCCAACTGCAAAATTATTTCCACCATTAGTTATTGTAGTAGATGAAACTTCTGTAAATAAATTAGCGGCTTCAACAGTAAAGATTAAAGCATCCGTAGAACCTATAGCTTCTGTTGGTATAGTAATAGTTTCTCCAGCAATGTACCCACTACCTGTTGTTGTACAATTAATTGCGTCAACTACACCAGAAGTAACATCTATAGTAAATTCTGCTCCACTACCATTTGAGGAAGTTATATTTGAGATAGGACCAAAATTTCCGGTAAAACCACCAACAGCATCTGTAGTGTTTTGAACAATATTATCAATATAGGCAGAGCTAGTTAATAATTTTCCATTACTAGTATCAGTTGTAATACTTAATGTAGCGTCTGTTCCGTTTAATGATCCTGTTGCTATAACTTCATAGGTACCTGGGGTACCCCCTTCACCTCCTGAGGATAAAGTTAAGATGGAATCAGTATCTATTACACCACTCTCAGCATTATTATATATTTTATGAGAAGTTGCACCACTAAATGATCCAGATTTTACTCTAGTTACTAATAACGAATCTCCTCCTTGGGAAAAATAGTTATTAGCTGAAATTGAAGTCAAGTAAGTATATTCTGAAGAGCCACTTGTGATGGCTCCACCAAAAACTGCTTGATATTCACTAAACGAAGTTACCAATGTAGGAATGCCTACAGGGCCTTTAGCAGCTGGTCCTAGGATAGCAGCTCCTGCTTCTACGGGTTGGCCTTGAATAAAAGATTGGTCGTTTTCTCGAGCCAATACGCCAGGTGAAATTAATGTTTCTGCCATTTTATATGTTTAATTTAATTTTATTTTGTTATAAATATTAAAAAATTTTTTAAAGAACTAAGAAGGAATTAAATTAGGTGAAGTTTCAAAATCTGTTGAAGTAACTTCTCCAGTGTTTAAATTTATTTTACCATCTCCATACTTTTTAGATAATTGATCGCCTAATTCACTTTGTGATAATGCTAGTTCTCTATAACGATCAATTAGACTTGTTTTTTGTAATTCTAATTCTCCAAGGGTAAAAATAACATCATTACTTGCCTGTTGATTAGATTTTAATTCTTGCAACTCTTCTTTAGATAACTTCATTTATTTTTATTTTATAATAAATATATATAAGTTTATTTAAATTTTAATAGATTCGATAAAATATTAAAAACTTTTTGAGGTGTGATAGATTTTTGGCAAATATGTTGGAGTGGGGTATTTTCGTTTTTAGGACACCACTCCCAATTTCCCCTATCAAATTGGTAATTACTGTTTACCCAACAATTGTTACATACAGAATAATTTTCTACTTTAGTTAGACCCTGAGTAAATTCATACCCATAAGGTAAAAAATTATTTACCATTAAAGTAGGTTTATTCATAGCCCAATTAAACCAAGATATACCTGAACCTAACCCTATAAAATATTCTGCATGGTATAAATAATTAAAGGTATTATTCCACGATAATTTAGGTTTATTTATTATGTTTTTTTTATTATGGTCCTCATAAGATATATCTACTACTTTATATCCTTTATTATTTAACATTCTAGCTAATTCTTCCCAATAGTTGTATGGCCATTCTTTTAAACCTGATGTGGAATGGGGAGCGATACATATGTATTTAGATTTAATAGGTTTTTTACCAGGGGTAAAATCAACACCATAATTTACTTCTTTATAAGGTATATTTAAAATATCAGTAGCAGTCTGGATTAAAGGAATTGTATTTGGTTTAGTCGGGTGATAGTTTCCTTCATCCCATTTATCATCTAGGATATACCATCCTATTTGATAGCAAGCATAATATTTTCCATTTGTATTAGGTTCTACAAAGTTAATGTTTTTATAATTTGAAAGATTTTTAAACCAAGAATTATGAAAGGTAGATAGAGTAACTTTACAATTATACCTTCGGGCAAATTCAACTGCTTGGGGGGCCCATGCTAGTGTATCTCCTATAGATTTAGAATCTAATACAATTTTAATATGTTTATCTTTTATATCCCACTTATGTACAATTTTACCATTAACTTTAATATCCCAAGGAATATACCATCTTTTAGAACATTTAGTCCACATATTATTTTCTATAGTAGAGGAAAATTCTACTTTATTACTTTCAGAATTAATAAATTCTACAAAATAATCTTTTTTTTTATTTCCTATTACTTCAACTTTAGGGCCATAGTTAAAAGAAATCTCTATTTTATTTTTCATCTAATAAAGAATTATAAAAATTAATATGGTTTTTAGCAAAATTACGAACATTGTTTCCAATATCATAGTCATTATATTTAAGTGGGGAATGGATGGTATCTATTAAATTGGTGTAATCGGTATTTTGGTTTCCTGTTAATGGGATAATAAATGGGACATATTCTTCTCCATAATGGTCTAAATCAAAAGCCATTATTTTAATATTATTAGAAATAGCTTCTTTTAAAACAATAGGATTACATTCCCAAGTTGAAGTAAATAACATTAAATCTGACATTTTCATATAATAATCAGTATCTGCTTGTTCACCATGAATAAACACATTAGGGGGTAAACCTTCCTCCATTATAGGTTCCCAATAATGAGAGAAGTTAGGTGCTTGATTTCCTACAAAATGAAAAATATAAGTCCAACGATATTTTTCCCATAATTGTTTGGCTAATTTTACAGCATACCCCTGATTTTTACCTGGAGTCCATAGTCCTACGTTTACAATATGGAATTCACCTTTAGTTAACCATCCTCTAGATGATAATATTTCTTCTTTAGATTCATAAGGAGAGATAGATGGGTCAATTGGGAAAGTTATTAGTGACTTTGGTGTTTTTTTATTTTTAAAAGTTGTATCAATATGATGAGGCGTTACGCATGCATACCCATCAGGTTCATAAACTTTACTTTCATCAGGATTAAAGAAAATATTGTGACAAGTCTCAACTACTTTCCACGGATGTTTTTTCTTATATAATTCTTTTTGAATATCAATATTAAATTCATTTCCACCGTCAAACCCTTCTGGGATCTCTTCAATATGAATTATATCTATTTTATTTTTTTTACAATAATCTACAATACCTTTTTGTTGTTCTAAATCCCCATTATAGGAAGTAAAGTTATCTCCTACTAATTTTTGGATTTGTGTTTTTTGGACAATATAGTCGGGGCTTAGGTTTTTCCATTCTATAACATGGATCTCCCAATCCGTATATTGCTGTAGTGCTTGAATACGTTTTAGTAGGAATGCTGGCATTCCCCCTGTACTTAAATGTGGTGCTATAAATAAAACTTTCATTAAACTATAATATAAAAACTTTAATTTAAATTATCACGGAATATCATTAATATTTCCTGTAGTTTCTGTTGAAATTGTAATTTTAGATTTAGAATTTAATTTTTTAATTGCATTTAAATCTTTTTGCATTACATCGGGTACGATATAACCCCTTAAGTTAATATCAAAATTACTTTTAACTAATCTATCCTGACCTGCAGTAATTTCAGCAGCAGTAGAAAAGGAATTTACTCTAGCATTAAATTTAAATCTTTCAGGGTTACCCCAATATGAATCTGAAGCGTATTCTACTGATTCAATTATTTTATTTAGTTGTTCCATATAATAAGTTTGAACAATACAACTATATGTAATATCTAGATAATCAGGGACTACTACAGTATTAAATTGTTTAGTAGGAACTCTATTATTTAGTAAATTAAAATTATTATATATATTTTTTGGGTTGAAATCCTTTTGGAAGGTACCATATAAATTAGGGGAATTAGAATCTAATTTATTGTATGTACTTCTATCTTTTGCAATAGTATTCCTTTTAATTACTATAATAGGTAACATTACAGACCCACCTTTATCTCTATAATAACCATCCCTTTGATATGATTTCCACCTTTCAGGATTACCATATATTATGGGTACTGCTCTTCTTTCTCCATTTTGGAATACAAAAGGTTGAATTACATTATTAAAATAATAAAAAACAGCTTCATCAATATCTTTAATACCTACAGAATAAGTTTTTGATGTTTCACCTTTTTGACTTATTTTAGCTGATCTATTGAACTCAATTCCCGTTTGAGATTTATTAGGGTTTATTTCTTTATTAGGATTTCCCCTTTTAGTATCAAATGCTGTTTGCAATCCTTTACTAATCTCTACTTGTTTTTTTGGATATGGTTTAAAGTTAGGCATTAAAATCTTTCTTTATATGGTGAAATCGCTACTTTATCATTTGGTATTTTATGAGTTTTAATTATAATAGATAAGTTAGTACCAAAATTTTCTAACCCTGGATTTAATGGGTTGGGTGTTCCATCAGAGCTATTATTAGGATAGTCTGGGTTTTTACCTACAAAATATTCATTTGATATTGTAGAATCTACCCCATAATAATTTTTTTGGTATAAAACAATATCTCCTACTTCAGGGACTACATTAGCATCTACTAAATCATCTCTAAAGAAGGCAAATTCAATTCCTTGTCCAAATCCAACTCCTTCATCGGTTTCAGTATATTGTTGATCTTCTCTATTAATTAAACAGTTAAATAAAAAAGGACCATCATAATATTTTTCTCCAGCAGCTTCACCATAAATATTTACACCAGTTTCTTCTAGTTTAAATTTATAAATAGCGGCTTGTTGAGTTATAATATCATGTAATAACTCTCTATTTAATCCTCTTATTAAACTCACATCACGTGAACGACCAAACATTGCCATATTATCCTACATATATTGTATACGGTACTTGTTGTAGTTCCGTTTGTTTAAATTCTGCTTCTTGTGATCTTCTTTCTAGTAAAGATTTACGGGAAGTTTGATCAAAGTATCCTCTTAATTTTTCTACTAAAGCAGTTTTTTCTGCTGTAGCTGCCGCAATTAAATCTGATTGGTTTAAGGTTACATCAGCATTAGGAATAGGTATAGTACCATATTTTCCTCTTACATATCCTAACATCTCTTTAGCTAATGCTAAAGTATACTCAAATATCCATTGTCTTCCTACACTGTTAATACTAGCATATGTTGGGTTATTATAAGGGGCATTAGATACATTGGTAACATTTCCAGGAGTGTCTGTAATACTACTTTGTATTCTTTCTTCTCTTAAAATATATTCAAACCAATAATTACCACCTCCCGAAGCTGGGATTGGAAATATTCTTAGTTTATTGTTTTTTAATTCAAAACTATATTGAGATCTACGTACCTGGTCGTTTAATTCGATTGCTTGAATTGCCGCTAAATCAAAATTTAGGGGCATCATTAAGAAGTTAATAGCAGGGCTCATGCTTCCAAACCCAAAACTATCAAACATATTTTGTGATCCAAACCCTGTTCCTACATAAGGATCATAATACCTTGTAATTGCAGGAGATGCTTGATAAAATACTTTTTTAATTTCAATGCTACTAGTAATATCATTATCTACTGCCCATTGAGCTAAATCATAATCTTGTTGGCTTCCTGTCATTATAAATGAACCAGTGTAATGAGGTACATTTCCTCCACTCCCTGCTTCAGCACCATACTGTTCTGTTAATCTTACAATAGGTTCAAAGCTTGGGGAGATAGTACTTGTGTTTAAATTACTACCAGTTGATAATCCTTCTAAAGATAATTGGTTATCTCTAATGATATGAGCATATAATTCATTACCATAAATAGTAACTGCTTCTTCAAATGCCGTGAAGAAACTCATGTCTTGGAGTTCTACATCAGTTAAAGGATACCCTAAACGTTGGGCACAAAATTTTGCTACTTTAACAGCATCGGTTTGGAATTGAGGTTCACTATCATAAAATCCAAAAGGTGTTAAACCCGAGGACCAAACAGGACTACCATCATATATGGGGATATTAGCCATACTTAATTTTTGTTATAAATATTAAATTAATTTTTATTATTATAAATATAGGAACCTGATGTGGATATTGACATTCCATTTTTTATTGCCTCTTGATAGTATTGCAATAAATCTTCCACAATAGAATCTCTATGGTTAGTAGTTAAAGTAATTGCTTCTAAGTTTTTTATTTTTCTTGCAGCAGAGTATAAAAATTTAAAACCAGAATCTGATTTTTTCTTTAGGTCTGTTTGATGTTGGTCACCACATATCATCATTTTACTTCTTAAACCTAAACGTGAAGTAATCATTTCCATTTGTTCATGGGTAACATTTTGTGCTTCATCAACAATAATCATTGAGTCTAAAAATGTTCTACCCCTCATAAAGGATACAGGTACAATTTCTATTTTACCATCTTCAATTAGTTTTTCTATTTTAATTTTATCATATAATTGAAAGAAATTTTGATAGATAGGTTGAACCCAGGGGTCCATTTTTTCTCTTAAGTCTCCTGGGAGGAAACCTATTTCTTCTTTTGATACTGTAGGTCTGGTAATTATGATTTTATCGTATTGCCTACGTAATAAACCGTCTAGGGCGACATTACATGCTAAAAGTGTTTTACCACTCCCAGCTCCACCTGCTAATAAGGTGACTGTGTTTTCAAGTATAACTGCTTTTGCTTCTTTTTGTTCGGCATTAAGTTGGAGTTTGAACTTAATTGGGTTTTTAGGAATTCTCTTAGGGCGATATACATCGTCCGTATGGGGTTTACTTGCCATAAATTCTTGGAATTAGGGATTACACATAAATTGAATAAAACCGGAGTAAATACGTTAAAAAACAGTAAATTATTAATATAGCTATATAATGAGATAAATATAGTTTTGATATAACGCATTTTATTATACATATGAAAAATAAAAAACCCGGCACAAGGCCGGGTTAATTTATTAAATATTAGGTTAAATATCTACTATAGAGTATCTAATCCTTCAATTTTGATTGTTCCGTAAAATTCTGGACGAACCATTTTCTTAGCGTAACGAGTTAATAGACCTTTTCTTGGTGTGAAAGTGTCTGGATCGTATACTAGAGGAGTCATGATTAATGGAATATAAGGAGCAAATACAGCACCACTTTCTAAGAACTGAGTACCTCTAAATCCTAATAAGATTTGGTTTTCAGTCATGTAAGGGTTTTTGTATACCTTAACTTTTCCACCACCCATTGCTCCGATCTTCTGTACACCGAATGCATAAGATGCTTTTTCTACATCACCATCTACGTCAGCAGCAAATCCTGGGATAGCTTCTAAGATTGTAGATACTTTTGGAGAAATTACCATAAAGTTAGCACCACCACGTAATGTTCTTTGGTGGATTACGTTGCTTAACTTTTGTACTTTAGTTCCTAAAGTTTGGAACCACTGTCCTTGGCTGTTAAAGAATCCTAGGTCAGAAGCAAAGTTATCTTCAGATACTAAACGTCTGTTGTTTACAGCAGACCATACTTCAGTACCAGCAGAAGCACCTTCCATTAACATATCTAAGATCTCAAGATCGATTTCTAATGAAATGTATTCACTTAAGATAGAAGTCAATTCAGCTTCAGCGTCTAGAGAATGGTAAGCGTTCAAGTCTTGTGCGAACTCAGGAGTCCATACAGCTTTTAACTTACGTGTTTTAGCTACGATAGCAGATGATTTCATCTGTACGTTAATTTCTGGAATAGAAATTGGAGTATTTTCTCCATTTAATGAGTTGTTTCCATCTTCGAAATCACCTCTTGCGTTATCACGTGGTTGTAGTTGGTAATCAACAGTATAGCTATTATCTACAGAAGCATTAGCAGCTT